AATCAAGCGAAGTTTCCATATTTGCGCTGACTAATGTTAGGGTTCTATATCTATTTGAAGTGCTATCGTTATTTAATCTCATATTGCAATAAGCACCATCATTTGCAGGCTTAAAATTCTGAATGACCACATGTAGATCATTATAAGTTTGAGGAATCGAAGTTAAAGCTACACTTGCACCTGTTAAAGTAGTTGTGCTGATTAAAGTCATACCACCACCGCTTGCAGGTGTAGCCCAACTTGGAACTCCAGCTGCAACTGTAAGGACTTGTCCAGTGCTACCAATACCAAGTCTGGCTGGTGTTGATCCGCTTGAAGAATAAATTGTATCGCCTGTAGTAGTCATTGGGTTAGTCATGCCAGTTGTATCTACGTTAGCCCAAGCACTGCCAGTGTAATATGTGGTTACGTTTGTATCTTTGAGATAAGCAAATTGTCCTTCTTGTGGTGATGTAATTGCTGCATCTCTAGCTGCTGCACTTGCAAAGACTAAAATGCCTTGCATTAGATAACCGTTAGTATCGGCTGCGGTCAGCACCTCACCAGTTGTAAACGTCTTAAAACCTAAACCTGCTGCCATTTGTACTCCCTAGTAACTTAGGACATTATAGTCTAAAGTGCCATAAATCGTATCATTTAGGATAAATGCGTCTATGACTGGCTCTAATGTCGTGAACGTGGTTTTCCAACTATTCGGTGTTATGTTCATTCTTACACCAAAAATCTGTAGGGTTTTTTCTAGGGTAGATCCGCCTGGCTGGGTAGTAATTACCTTTATCGGATTAAAGAAATCTAGGTCTAGGGCTGCAATAATGCCTGTGTTGTAATTGTTTGTGTATAAATCTAGGACTATTGAGTCGACTCGTATAGTTGTCTCAGCTCTACTAGCCACATAAGCCTGGGCATAATCTAGGGCTACTGCATCGGTCTGCATAAGTAAGTTGTCTAAGAAGTAGCTGTGTAAGAAGTATTTATCTATGCTTGCTTGATTTAAGGCTACCTGGGCTGTGCCACCAGTTCTAGTAATAGTGGCTTTATTAAATATAAGGACATCGTTAAGAATCCAACTAGCATCAAAGTAATCTATGCCTGTGCCATTATCTGCAAACACTGTGGGTGTGCCGCCAATAGATCCAGCTGTAACATTTCTATCTTGAAATACAAACGAGCCAGACGCATCTACATACAACGCGCCATACTCGGAAGTGGCTACAGTAGTTAAGGCTTGCAGTGCTGTGCGGTTAGTCCCTGGGTCTGCTTGCATAGTAGTAAGACCTGCATCCACGTCACGCATAGTCGCTGGCCATGAGATTTGATCTAGTATTTCGTTAATACGTGTGCCCGATAAATCTCCTGCAGTAGCACCTGTAACTGTGCTGATCTGTGCTACCTGAGCTAATCTAAATGCATCTACAGCTTGTATGGTTGTCATGGCTAAATCTTCACCAGACTCATCTGGGTAAGTTGTTGTAAAGCTGGTAATAAAACCTGAAAATATAGGATAAGTAACACTTCCGTAAGTTGCAGTAATCTGCACCTTCTTCATAGGTGTTAATAAATTATAATACGGGCCAGTAACATTTTGCGGATTAAAATCGCCATTCTGATCTACTATGCGTAAAGTAAGTGAGCCTGTCTGGAATTGATCTGATAGTGCAGTACGGCCACGATTAGTCTCTATTCGATTAATCCGATTAGACACATCTACAATTACAGCTGCGCTATCGGCTAGTACGTTTGTATCTAATATGCCTGTATCTAATATCATAGCCTGAGCAAAACTAGGCCCAGTGCTAAAGTTAATTACAGCATTTATTACAGGTAAGGTCATACGAAAAATCCAGCAGGTACTGTTGAGTAACCTGATCTAGTTGCCACCTGTATACTTTCTGCTATAGCCTGACTTAACTTGTCACTGCCACCATCTATAGTAAGTCTAATATCCATAGGTTCTTGACTTGAAGTGCGTTGTGTGCCACCCATGCCAAAGCCTGCTAAATAATCACTAATGCGAGAGTTTAATTCTCTAGTGCTTGTGATGGCTTCTGCTACCTGTGGCGCTGTGTAAACATTGCCAGTTGTAGGTGATTGAAAAGTTTGCCCTGTAATTGTAGGTGCTGCAGGTACTGTAAAATTAAACTTAGCCAAAGTCGCAGCGATACGTGCATTTAACTCACGTATAGTAGATAAAGCCATATCTTCTATGTAACTATCTATTTTAGATGATAATGTTTTAACTTTGAATATGGCAAAATCTTCCAAAGTCATACCTGCCAGTTTTGCTTGCTCGGCAAGTTTTCTTAATGCCTCAGTTGTTTCTAATTCTGCCAGATACTTCTTAGCCAAAGCCTCGTTATTGTCTAGGATTGCTAACTGTGATCTTAGGCGTAATTTAGTCTCTTCATCGGTAGCATTGTTTAAGGCAGCGGTTATGCCTATGCGCTCTAGATCGAACTTCTTTTTTAATTCTTCTACATTCTTATTTTCTATAGCGTTCTTCTTTTGCAAGGTTGCTAATTCTGCAGCCTTAGCCTTTGCTAATCTATCCTCGGTCTGCAATTGTTTAGCAGATATACGGCCTGCGCTGCGTTGCTGATTAAATGGTAATTGACCAGGTTGTTTATCTAATGAACCTAATTTACTTGTAAGTGAGAATATGTTTGTAGCAGTCAATACATCTAATAATTGTTTAATGCCTGGTGCATTACCTACAGTTTTAATTGCTTTTGCTAATTCACCTATACCACCTACTACATCGGCTATACCTTTAGCAAGGTTAGTCATATCATCGGACAAACTTTCTATACTTTGGTCACTACTTAATGCAGTTAAAGCATCTACTAAACCTTTACCTATAATCTCTGTAGCATCGGCAGCGGCAACTTGTAGCAGACTCATCTTGCCTGCGTATGTGTCTAACCTAGCTGCGGCCTGACCTGCAAACTTGGAATTAAGTTCTTCCATGATCTTATCCATGTTGCCAGTCTTAAGCGTGGCTTTACTTATGCCTGCGCCTAATCTGCTAAGGCCTGCGGTATTACCTGAGAATCCACGTGTTAATGCTGCGCTAACCTCGGAAAGTGATCTACCTGTGGCTGCACTTACATTTAATGCGGTCTGTAGTGCATCTTGACTCTTTGTAATAGATCCAGTAGCTGTAAGTAATTGCTGAAATGCTGGGCGCAACTCATCATCTAATACGCCATACAAAGATTGTAGGCTTGCTATATACGCTTCTACTCCTGGTGCTGCGAATGCAAAGCCTGTATTCTGTAATTGTACTTCTAGTGATTTAGCGGCCTTTTCATCAGCTGCAAATGCTTTTACTGCTTCTTTACCAAACCTAGTTATTGCTCTAACTGAAAATGCTGCAGCAAGTGTGCCGCCTAATTTTTTAACTTGCTTGTCAAATACGTTTACATCTTGCTTAGCCTTTTTAAGAGCCTTACCATTCCAAGTTGCTGAAGCTGCTACAAATATATTGGCCACTATGCCACCTTCTTAATTTCAGTTTTGCGTGTAAACTCTACAGCTGTTTTATCTATAGCCTTTAATATCGCTTCATAAACTTTTATGTTATCTTGTGCCCAAGCCTTGTAAATTAAACGGCCTTGCATCTTTCGACCAGTTGCCCCACGTGCGCCTGGCACTCTTTTAGGTTTCGTTACTGGCTCTAGGGCACCGATAAATTGCTGGCTAGCAAATGGGTTATTTGAATCATAAAAATCTAACGCTTGGCTCTTTGCAGATTTTCTAACGTAGGTGCCGCTACCTTCATGCTTGAATGTAAATGGTGCTCTACCTTGTGGATTTAATCTGCCTGCAGTTTCATAAATAGAACCAGCTCTACTTACGTTGTAAACATATTGGCTTACTTGCCAACCATTCTTTGTGACTACATTTTTACCTGGGTTATATCCAATACCAGCCTTAACTACACTGCCATCATACTTTGGAAATGGTCGCTCAATACTAGAAGATAATGGCTTAGACCAGCCTGATAGCACCTGTGTATTAGATGACACAAAACCTTTGGCTTTTTCTGCCACTGCTCGCATTAACGGATCAATAGCGTTGCTAATTTTAAGCCTTAAATCTTCATCGATAAAACTAAGTCCATTAAGGACATCTTTAACGCCTACGACCTCTGCTGGCATTTTTGATCTCCTTTGCTCTATCGCTTAGCACCTGCATTATTGCTGTGAGCATGTCCGAGTCCATATTGGTAAACTCACTAGGCGCAATTCCAGTCTCTACACTTAAAGCAGCCACCGTATAGAGAATGGAATCACGCTGTACTATTTTTTTTCTTCGTCTAATACCTCGACAGTTTCTAAGCTGTCAATAAACTCTGCACCCCATAAAGGTACTTGGGCACCTGATCTACGTAAACATTCCCATGCTAGCCAATAGATATGGCTCTGCATTTCTGACTCACGTAAAGCTTTAGAGATGCCCATGCCCTTACTAATTTCAAAAGCGTACTCGACACCTGGTGTTATCTTATGCTCAGATACTTCACCATTAGCCCTTGTTATCTTTAGCTTTGCCATTATTACTCCTTAGTTAGAATGCCACCGATGGTGACACTGTTACTACTGAGTTTACTGTAAAGGACAGACTGCTAGTCGCAATTTCAGCGACGCCACCTTGACCGATTGGGGTCAGGTTATTTACCAGGATTGAGAATTGGTAAGTTGGGTTAGCAGCTGAAACTACAGTGCCTTTAACTGTGATTACTGACACTGCTAAAGTTGTTCCAAATGCAGCGTTAAGTGTCTGCATAACCTGAGAAGATGCCCAGTCATTGATAAAGTCGATAGAAAATGTGGCAGATTGCAAACCCTGAGCGAAACGATGAGAAAGATCGCCCATTGTTGTGACCTCAAGCTCGTCTACAATTTGGTTAATTACTGCGTTAGATACGTAAGAACTAATATCTATTGAAGGTACTGTAGGCGCAGCGGCAGTAGCCAATTTAACGCCTACATTGTTATTTAAGTATATGGCCATTGTTATTCCTCTTCTTTTTTAGTTTGTGCGGTTTGTTTTGGTGCTTCCTTGATTTGGCCTATCTTGATTAAGAAGGCTAAGTCTTCTGCTTGTGAACTCATTTTAACTCCAGCTCGTTAGGATTGATACGGTGATTTCAGACGTTAATAAATCTCCACTAGCTGCATTAGTTATAGCTGGAGCGGAGACACTTGATATGTTGTAAACTAGGGTAGATGCCGCTAGTTTGTTTACTACTGCTACAAGAAAATCTTCTATGCCTTTTAGGTTGCCTTGATTGTCAAATGCAGGTGTTGTCACTAAAATTTTAAAGTTAGCCAAAGGCGCAATACTTGTCTGGCTATTATTGCTAGGTACGATGTAAGGATCGGATACAGTTACGACCACGCTATTTGCGAGAAGAGTTGCAGGTGGAAAACTAAAGGTATTCCACACGCCTGCATTAGTAAGTGCGGTTGCTAAAGTGCCACGTAAGGTGCTTATTGCAGCCATTAGCCGACCAGTGAGTTAGGACTAGAATACGGCTGGATGAGACCACGCACTCTGTTAATCAGCTGATAACCCATCCGATATGGGCTTGCAGTGATCCCATCCATACCTACCCCACCAGTCTGGCTAACTTGACGGCTTTGCCAGATGTCAACAGCCACGATCATCGCAGCCTCTCGTATGGCAGGGGTCGCAGTGTAAGCCTGTGCTTTATGCTCTGGGCCAAGGGCTCGGCCGTATGGTTTGACAAAATGAAAGTTGTCATCCGCAGCTGTCTTTGCGTATTGAATAAAGCTGTAGCCGTTAGGGTATGAACTAAGTGCGTATGTACTCCAAAACATTGTGCCGATTGAAGCGGGCACTGTAGTACCTGGAAATGATCCTGTTAATGTGTATGTGCCGTTATACGTTGCACCACAATTAGACACTGTTATTGATTGACCTGTAGTAAATATGCCAGGATTTGATAATACTAAAGTTGCTACGTTATTGCTAATAGATGAAGCTACTACTGGGGCATCGTTATGCCATAAATAACCCTGTATTAAATCTTCTGCCGATTGGCAGCACTCTTCCACTGTAGCGTCACTGTATAAAGTGCCAATACCTAAATTACTGCGTAACTCTGCCATTGTTACCATCGCAGCGGCCATAGTGTCCTCTCTTAAAAAGCTCCCTAGGGCTAGGGCTACTAAACCCTAGGGATTATTAAATTACTAAGTTATTAGCTTAGGTTGAAGCGACGAACTCCACCAGCGACTAATACACCAACGGCCATGTAGCCATATAGTGCTGTTTCAATTTCGCCTGTTGCTGGCTGATTTACAGATAGTCTTAGAATTGGTGACTCGTAAATTGATACTGAAGATGGAACTACAATAAATGCAGACTCATCGATAGTTGTTGACACTGCGTTTGGATCTACGTATAGATCTAGACCTAATACGTTACCACGTAGTGATGTTGGTTGTGCAGCTCCTGCATTGTTCATTGGATTAGCAGCGTTGTAAATTGGGCGGCCAGTTGTATCTGTTGCGCCTAATAGTAATGACCACTGTGATGTACCAGCGATGTAACGTGTTGCTAACTCGCCTGTTGCAAGGTATGCAGCTGGTGCTTGTGTAGATACGTAGGAAATAATTCCTGCTGAATCTGCTGCTACTCCTGTAGCTTGTGTGCCGCCTGCTGTTAATGCTGCGATAACTGCTGCATCGGTTGCTTTGTTATAAGCACGTGTCATGTTATCGATCATGGCTGCAAAGAATTCTGGTGAAGATCTTTCTAGAATTTCTAAGCTGTAGCGTTGTAATCCAGCATACTTCTTAACAGTTAGGTTTACGTATGAAGATACGATACCTGTCTCTGAAGGTCCTGCTGCTTCTGCAGTTTCTGCAACTGTACCTGAAGTAGTGATCTTAGGTACTGAAATTGTCATACCTGCAGCTGGTAGCGCACGTGAACCAATTGCGTCTACTGCTGGGCGTGATCCAATAAGTGTATCTACTACTGTAGGTACGAATTGTGTTGGACTAAATGCTGGGTTGGTAGTGAATGAATCATCTGCGAAAGTCATAAACTTTGCTACGTCTGCTTCTGCTTTCATTACCCATGTTGCTGATTCGTGGTTACCTAATTTTGCTTTGATGCTGTGTTCTAGCATGTGAGCTTGTGTTCTGATTGGTGAGCGAGGCTCTGTATAGAATGATGCACTGATTGTTGGGCGTGCAGCCTCTACTGGAGCAACCTCTACCACTGGTACTGCTGTTGGCTCGGTGGTGTTGTCCACTTGTGCCTCACTTTCCGTAGTTGGTTGGATTGTTGCATCCGCTTCGCCTTCGCTAGCGGCAACTTTAGTTACTTGTGCTTCTGTAAATGCTGGTGACTCGACAAGGCTTACTTCTTTAAGCGTTGCCTTAGTTACATAGATATAATCTTTTTTCTGTGATGATTTGATTACATCTACGCCTACAGATAGGCCATCTATTAACTGCTCACTTGCAAGCATTAACGCATCTGATCCTTGCAT